CGGGAATTAAGCCGACGGGCGTTAAACGGGAGGAAAACCACATGAGTAAACAAGACGTGGGAAGCGCTGTTGAGCAGGTCGGCTCCGAGATATCGGGAGCCGAACAGGCGCTCGAACAACAGCAGACAGCCGACGGTCAAAAAGTCGGGATCGACATGGAAGAGGCAGCACGCATCGCTGGAGAACGTTCAGAGAGAGCGGAGCGGGCAGCCTTAGCGGCTTACTACCGCAAGCAGGGATTAACAGAAGAAGAAGTGACGCAGGCGATCGAGGCGTTTAAGACCGACAAAGCCGCAAGGCTTGAGGCAGAAAAGAACGATCTGTCGGCGCTTCAGAAGCGAGTCGAGGATTACGAAAAGCAGGAAAGCGAGGCGATCCGCAATGCAAACCTCCGTCTTGTACGTGCTGAAGCAATGGTGCAGGCAGTCGGACTCAACGTAAGACCTGATCGCATTGATTACGCGATAAGACTTGCCGATCTCTCGAAAGTCGAAGTGGACGAAAACGGGCAGGTCGACGAGACCGCCGTTCGTGAGGCGCTCGAACAAATCTTGAACGACTTCCCTGAATTGAAGGTCGCTTCTTCAAGCGAAGACGGTCACGGATTCAAGCTTGGCTCTCCGGGTCAAAAGCAACAACTGGGCACGTCTGAACAAATCGCCAGCATTTTTGGCAACACAGAATGAAAGGATAACTAACAATGGCAATTAACTATGTAGAACAATTCCGGCCTCAGCTGGAGCAAAAGTATGCTAGGGAACTTGTCTCTGGTGACTTAGTAGCGAACGGCGTTACGTTCGTCGGTACGCAGACGGTGAAAATTCCGCGCTTGACCGTTGCGGGATATAAAGAGCATAGCCGTGGTGGCGGGTGGAACCGTCAATCACTAGCCAACGATTGGGAACTCAAGAAACTTGAGCATGACAGAGACGTTGAATTCTTCGTCGACGCGATGGATGTTGATGAGACGAATCAAGTCCTGTCTGCTGCAAATGTCACTAATACCTTTGAGGAAGAGCAGGCGATTCCGGAACTGGATGCATACCGCTTCTCGAAGATCTATTACGACTATACGACGACATTCTCCGAGTCGGCAGATGACACTGTTCTCTCCGAGGCTAACGTGCTGACCATCTTCGACAAGTTCATGGAAGAGATGGACGATGCAGGAGTTCCGCAGAGCGGGCGTATCCTGTATGTCACAGCAGCAGTTCATACGATGCTGAAGAATGCTCAGCAGGTTCAGCGTGCAATTATTGTCGGAGGAACCAATGACGGCAGGATCAATCGCGGCGTTCGTTCTCTGGACGAAGTTAAAATCGTGATCGTTCCTAAAGACCGTTTCAAGACCGTTTACAACTTCACAAGCGGCTTCGAGCCGGCGCTCGGTGCCTTGCAGATCAACATGATCCTATTGCATCCGAGGTCGGTCATTGCGGTGGACAAACACTCTTCAATTTACCTTTGGCCTCCGGGTTCACACACACAGGGCGACGGATATCTCTATCAGAACCGCCGTTATGGCGACCTGTTCCTGATCGAGAAAAAGCTTGACGGAATCAAGATTAACGTCGACACTGGTGCTGTGAACGTAGGCATCTCTTCGATTGAACAGGTAGGCGGTACGGCTGGATCAGTCAACTCAACCGGAATCAAGATCACCTTTGATGAAGATGTGGTCGGCTTAGAGGCGTCTCATGTCACGCTTTCGAGCGGTTCAGGGTCTGCTGTGAAGGGCAACCTGTCCGGCTCCGGCAAGGTCTGGACGCTCGGCATCAGCTCACCTGTCGAGGGTAACGTTGGAATCAAGTTTAGTGGCTTGAGTGGGTATGCGTTCCCGTCCTTGCCTGTCTTGGTCGACATTTACTCCGAGAAGATCATCGCAGTCGTTTCGGCGGTACAGCAGGGCGGAGCATCCGGCGGAACGCCTTCAACCGGCATCAAATTCACCTTTGACAAGGATGTGACCGGCTTGCAAGCCTCTCACTTCACGATCACGGCGGGCACCGGCTCGGCAACCAAGGGTGCGTTGAGCGGTTCAGCCAAAGAGTGGACGCTTGCTCTCTCATCTCCGACATCCGGAACGGTGAGTGTCGGCATTGCTGGCTTGACCGGTTACAGGTTCCCGGCGGCAACGATTGTCGAGATTTACGGGTCGTAAGGCATAACGGATTAACAACAAAGGGGGCATAAAACATGTTTACAGCGCAAAAAGGTAATAAGGTGCTGAAAATCGAAAGCGCAGAGGTCAAGCAGTACCGGGCTTTAGGATTCGACATCTATGAAGGCGACAAACTCTTACACCACGGCCACGGCAAGACGGTGCCTTATGCCAAGTATGAGGAACTGAAAGCCGAGCTTGAACAGGCAAAAGCCGAGCTTGAACTTGCAAGGTTTGAACTTGAATCAGTCAAGGCTGAGCTTGATAAGGCACTGAAATCGAAGCCTGAAGCTAAGGCAAAGAAGAAGTAAGGGGGTTAGGAGATGGCCTATTGCGATGCGGAATATTACAAGGACACATACGGCGGTCAGGCCATCCCTGACGATGACCTTGAGAAGGCTCTAGCCGACGCAAGCAGGGCGATTGACAACGCCACGATGTACCGGATCGGCGAGTTAGATGATTGGCCTGCGTTTACGCAGGCGCAGGTGAAGCTGGCGACGTGTGCGCAGGCCGATCATGCCTACAAATACGGTGAGCTTGAGTCGGTATCATCAGTAATCGACGGGTATTCCATTGGCGACGTGTCTGTGGCAGGAAAGGCAGACAGCGGGAAGAGCGCGCTTGAGCAGCATTACAAGGTTTGTGAAGGCGCGATCTCTCTTCTCATGCCGACAGGGTTACTGGATCGGAGGTTGCGATGATTGCGAAACTTCCTTATCTCGACGCATGGGACGTGACGCCTTGCGAGATCGTGTTACACGGCGGCTTAGGCGACGACGGCGGACCTGAAGAGGTCGGGCGTTGGAAGGGGTTAGTCAACTTCTCCGAGAAGGCGAGGCGTGTGCAGGACAAAGACGGGCAGTGGGTCAAGCTTGCAGGAGTTATCCATGTCAAAGGTGACATCCTGCCCGGCGTTCAGTTCACGGAAGGCACGGCGAAGATTGAAGACTTCCCGGCACGTAAGATCATCGGATACTCAAGGCCGCGCAACCCGGACGGGTCTGTAAACCATACGAGATTGGAGCTGATCTAACGTGGCGAGCATCATTCAATTCACCGATGTCAAGGTCGAGCTTAATCCGGCGTGGCTGAAGTCATTCGACAGCAAGAAAACGACGGCGCTTGAGCAGACAGGCGACTCGCTTTTGACCGACTTGATCATGAGTCAAACAATGCCGTTTGATACAGGAGCGTTACAGAACTTGCTCACTTACATTGATTACGAGCTTGCGAAGGACGGGACGATTCGTCTTATCTCGATGGGTCCTTATGCGCGGCGCTTGTACTTCAATCCGGACTTTAACTTCCGGCAGGACAAGAACCCTCACGCAGGCGGGCGATGGCTTGACCCGTACCTGCCCGGACACTCCAAAGGCATGTTCATCCCGAGAGTATTTGCGATGCACATGAAAAAATTGATGGGAGGTTGACGATGATTACTACACGACACGTCATGTTGTGGTTGCGTTCAATGTTTCCCACGATCGACTGGGCGACTGGCGCAATCGACAAAGGCAAGGATGAAGCTGTCGGCGTCTATGCCCGTCGGCATGGTTTATTGCAACCAAAGACAATGAACGGTCCGGCAGGGTACGGAGTTAAGGCGATCTCACTGTTAATCAGGTG